TTTCGTGCCGGCGACCATAGGAACGCTGACCGCCCGCATGATGAACGCACTAGGCACCAGGGACGTCGAGGAGGGTGCCGTTATGCCGGTGGCCTTCGCCCAGAACCAGCGCGACGAAGTTCGCACAATGGACAAGGCGGGAGCTCTTGCGGCTGAACCGGGGGCGAAGCAACAGACGTATGTTGCGTTTGGCCTTCCGGGGAACTGGATTGGCCGCAAATCGGAGAATGGTGGCAACGCGACTGAGTTTCCTGAAGAGCGTTCACCCAGTTTAACTGCGACTGACAGGCATGGGGTTGTCAAAGCCTTTGCTGCAAGCGACATGGCCGTGCGTAGATTGACGCCGCTTGAGTGCGAGCGTTTGCAGGGATTTCCAGATGAATACACCGACATTCCAGGCGCGTCCGATTCTGCGCGATATCGCGCCCTGGGAAACTCAATGGCCGTCCCGGTCATGCGATGGATTGGGCAGCGCATTGATGCGGTGCAGAGAGGGGAAGATCATGACTAATTTTACGGCACTCGCAGATGCGATTGTCCGTCAGGGAATCGGGCATAAGTTTGATCCACTTTTCGATTGGGAAACCTTCTATTGCCCGCATCCAAAAAATGATCGCCGGAAATGCTTAGATGATGCAACTAATGCAGAGAACTTTGTCAAGGATGCACGGGTAGTTCTCGCGCTGATAGAGAAGGTTGACGCGATTGAATGTGCGAAAACTCGCAGCAATAAATGGGTAATACTGACCGCTGCCCCAGACGAGGCGTTCGATACAAGCAGAGAGACACTAGACGAATCTCTCCCCGTCGCCATAGTTGAGGCGTGTTTAAAAGCACTGGGTGAGGATGTATGAATAACTGCAACTATTGAAGTATTGCTTAAACGCTTGCAGACAACGGGCGAAATATTACCGGAATCGCGACAAGCGTCGGTAACAGTCAGGCAACCTCGTAGTTGACCTTTTGACCATTCATCAGGGCCTTGACCTGCCCCTTGAGGGCAAGGATTTGCGCGTCTCGCTCTGCCAGCGTTTCCTGCAAGATATCAATAAGAATGCACTGATCCTCAATTAAACGCTGCGCTTCCTCATCATTTATGCTCATACGTCCGCTCCACGTAGCTGATGTAGTTCAGCATGACATTGCAGATGTTGACTATTGAGTGATGGGTAGGGTTCATCTCTCTAATCTCTTCCAGGTCTGACCTGACCCGCTCAATGCCGAACACGGGCATCGCCGGACCATACTCGTCAAAGGCAGGATCCGTGTGATCGTCACCTAAAGATTTCATGCGGCCCTCGTCGTTGGTTTCGGGGCGTTTGCCACGGCCAGCCTGCCCTTCAGCGGCGAGCCACAGCTTGTGCATTTGTAACGCTGGTACGGAACAATCGTGCGGCGCTCCAGGCCGTTCTTGACGACGTTGACGGATCCGCACTTGGCGCAGGTCAGGTCGTCATCAACCCAGTGTCCCCAATTCGGGTGCTGCTTGATCCACGGCAATAGCTGGTTGTACACATCCTCAAGCAAGGTTACGTCCTTCTTGTTGTAACGCTCCATGACCTTCCAGGCTTTGGGGCATCCGTCCATGCAGTCATGCCACAGTTGAAGCCCCATGTGCTTGACCTTGCCGCCAAGCCCTAAGTATTGGGCAACGTAGTCGAGCTTGTTGGACGGCAGCTTGAACCGTTGCCGCGCAGTCTTTAGAAGGTCTATCTCTGAGTAGGAGGAAGGAGGAGGAAGGCTGTCGTAAAGAAACTCGTGGTTGAGGGTGGGAATATCAAACTTTGTGCCGTTGTAATGGATAACGGCATCGGCCTCTTCAAGAAGATCGTATATCTCCCGGATCATCTTCTTCCGGGTGGTCTTGTGAACGGAGCTAAAGAATACTTTTCGTTGTCCGTACCACTTAGCAGCCCAGCACAGGGTGTAGCCCTGCTCAATTACGTTGTCTGGGTTTATGTTCTGGTTCCACAGACCCCACGAGTACACCTTGTGCGGGGCTGTTTCGATATCTAGTAATAGAATCTTGATAGGGTCATTCCTTGTACTGCGCCCTCATAGGGCAGGATTGCACCCCCTGTGCGTAACCTACTCTGACTCCGCGCTGGTAGCCGTTTTGGTAGTTAACCTGCGCGAGCTTGTCTGCGTATAGGTATAAAACAATAACCGAGATCGTAAACGCGAAGGCCGTCCTGCAGGCTTGCCACCACTTAGCCAAGTTCCTGCACCTTTGTCACCATTCCCTCCGGGATCACCAGAACTTCGCTTATCCCCGTCTTGTCTTTGCTTTGAGCCAGAACGCATACGCCGTCACCGTGTTTGACCAGGAACCCGATTGACTTGGTCGGGTGTGGTTTGAATTTCCGGGCCTCGTTCACGGTGTAATCCTCCTGGGAAGCCCACGCATCGTCCCAATAAACCAGTGCCCGTTTCATGTGCCGAACTTGCGGGAAACCGCGTCCCCTGCCCCTGCTATTAAAGTGCCAATTCCCGCAAGTTTGCCACCTTTAAAATCAATGACTTGCAATTGGCTGTCATGCAAGTCCTCGGTAGCCCACCAAGCGCCACCGTGACCCTGCCAATATCCTTCCTCGGATAATTGCTTTTTGCCCTTGCAGCCCCGCTTTCCTTTATGCGCCCGCCACACACTCAACGTTCCGAATAGCTGGTCACACTTGTGGCACTTACGAATCATTAAACGCCTCTATCCTTGATCTATATCGCCCGATGCACTCCTGGTAGATAAGCGCATTTGCGCTCATGGTTTCGCGCATCAGGTCGAGGTCATTCCATACCTGCCCGTCAACCGGGACAGGCTGGTCACAATTAGGAAGGGGTATTTCAACTGGTTGCTGAGTGCAACAGCCGCTAAATATCAGGGTCAGCAAGATGATTGGGTACTCGCCCCTCATCAATGTGCCTCCGGGCTTCTTGAGCCCTGCGGGAAAAGTCCTGCTCAATTTCAGCGTCGAGCCGGTCCACTTCCCCCCGATATCTTATTTGTGCTTGGGCTGATTTTACCTGATCTTTCAAAGATTTGTTGCGGATTACCATGAACTTCAAGGCAGCAACCAGGAGCGCGATAACCGCCCCGCCAAAGGCTAAAAGCTTAGTCTTTAGGTCGAGGAGCATCGGTCACCATGTACTGCACACAGAAGGTCACGGTGGTCGCAATGCCGACAGCGATCTCGGCAGGAATCGGAACAGAAAGAACGTAGGCGTTCAAGGCCCACACCGCCAGCCCTACGATGCCGGAAACAGCCGCCCCGTAGGTGACCTTGTTCGTTGGCCGGAATTGAGGCTTCACTGTGCTATCAGCCAGCCGACGATCACAGACAGTGCAACCGCATACGCAAGCACATACTTGACCTCGTCGTTCTCAAGCGCCTTCAAAATCTTGTCTTTTATCTTCATGCTATTCCGTTGTGTCTCCGTGAGTAGTGATTGCCGTCCTGAAATCTGCCGCCCCACACGTTGTCCGGGTGCAGCGCCTCCCAGTACTCCCCGATTGGGCGGTGATCCTCGGTCTGATCAAGGTAAACGCCGTCTTTAAATAGGTTCAGGTCAACGGCTAATCGGTTCTTGTGCGCTGAACGGTCCCGCCCATAGGGCCCAGGCTCGCCCATCTCCCCAAAGGCCTTGGGGGATCTGTACGCATCACCTAACGTACACTCGTACCCAGCGGCCTCAATGTGCTGCAGGAGTATTCTGAAGTGCCGGGTAAATTCTCGTTGCTTATCGCCCAGGGTCACCGATCTTTACTGTCGGCAAAGTGCTTGTAGATCGAAATACCGCCAGAGATGATTGCGATCAACAAGGCCACAGTCGTAAGCGCCTCGTTCAAGTCCCCAAGATAGGCCACGGCCCACGCACTCCCTGAAACAACCGCGCCTGTGTCTGCCACGTTTGTTGATATTTTTTGAATCATCAAAATACGTGCCACTCTTTGCCGTCAGACAAAAGAGAAAGCGTCCCGTACTGGCTGGTTATGGTTTTGGTCGTGGCCCCGTCGATGGTTTCTGAGCCATTGCCGTCCGCGATCACGTTAGCCGTGGTGCCAAGCTTTTTTATGTATACCCAGCGGTCAGTATTTTCGATGACCGGGGGCAGGGTTATCGTCACCGCCGATCCCGCCGTGTCGTCATCGACCAGGACATACGTTTTTGCCTGAACCGTGTACGCCGTCGTGGTCACCTTGACGTTATCAAACTGCTCTTTCTGCTTATCCAGTATCAGGCGGACGTTCTTTGGCCTCTGTCCAGGCTCTTGTAACTGCCCTGTTAGCTGCTGTCTCATTGATTAAACACAGACGGAACGCGGTCTTGCTCTGCTTCGCCTAACAGCCCAGCCGCAGTAGTGCCTAGCAATGGGCCGATATTGTATTCGGGCGTATGCCTTGCGGCTCGCTGCCCACTAAACCCCGGAAAGTTTCCTCTTCCCGCTGCCCTTAGTGCTGGCCTTGAAGCCGCAAAAATTGCCGGAGCGGTTGCCATCAACATTTGCAAAGGGTCAGCGTTCATGGCTTGAGTTAGTGCTAGGCCGGTTAAGCCGAAAGCACTAGAGCCAAGATCAAGCGGAGATACTAAAGGCTGAGATTTGGGGTGAGTCTGAAAATTGTCCTTAAACTGATTTGCGAACAAGCCAATTTCTTTAATCTCATCTGCGTAAGGGGGCGGGTTCCGGCTCTCAAGTTGTTTGCCGATTTTTCTTGCACTGACAGACCCGCCGTCTAAAGCGTCCTGAATACTATAAGTTTCAGCAATGGTCTGCCTAGCCTGCCTGTATTGACTTACTAAAGCATTATCCGGGCCTAACTTTCTGCTTGCTCCTCGCTCTATCGCCTCTTCTAGTGCTGCTGCTAAGTCCCGATATGCTTTGCCCATTTTCGGGTTTCTGTTGGGGTTTGCTGGTGAGTAAGCGTTATCCGCTTTGCTTCGTAAATATTTTATTTGATCTATAGCATTGTCCGCGTCAAAAACCTCTATTCTCATTCCCTCAAGATCGTCCAATACTTTGGCGGCCTCTTTAGTTGGTGCGGGAAAATCTTTGTTTTTTAGCCTACGCGCAATGCGGTCAAGGTCTGCAAAGTATTTGGACTGAAGTGGAAAACGCCCAAATCTGTTAATACGAATTTCTCCAACGCCAGAAAGTGCGTTATATTGTTTCCCCCACTCGTTTCTGACTCTCGCCAAGTCGTCTATCGTTATAGGATCCCCTTTAATAAGAATTGAGTTATCTGTGCCGGGGTACTTATACCTGTCTACGAAAAAGTTGTCGGTCACAACCTGGTTATTTTCAGAAATAGTTCTGCGTGACTTTTGAATGCCACCGGCCCCTTCTGCAATTGCTGGCCCCGTCAACCTTTGCCCTGCTTCATTAGGGCTTATTCTGTAACCCCTATCTTGCGCCCTTGCGGCCAAATTAACCCTAGTGGTAGACCTTGCCCGGAAAGGCCCAAGCGGTATGTTAGGAGATACGTGCTGCGTTCCAGGCACCTTCACTCGACTAGCGGGTATCAAGCCTGGACCTGTTTCAAGAGCGGCTGCTACGAAAGGGTTGGTAACACCCAGCCCTGAACCAGAGTGAGGGGAAGTTCTTACGGCAAATGGATTGGTCTGAGCCGGGGCTGATTTAACTTCATCCGGGACAACGGGGTCAACAATTGTGTCTTGCAATGATTGTTTAAGCTGACCGCCATATTTACCAATGCCTTCTATAAATGCCTGCCCTGCAGGCGTTTTAACCTCTGGAGAAAAAAACTGGTGTCTTTTTGGATAAACAGACTCAAACCTGTCAACAAAGGCATCTACGAAACTTCCCTCATCTGCTGCTAAAAAAGGAGCGGTTACAGCCGCGTCAACACCTGACACGGCCATAGCAGGAAAAGCGCCTAAAACATTGCCAAGCACTTCTACCGCTGGTCGTCTTATAGACGTTTTTGACTCGGACAACGCTTTTGCTTCCGCTTCCGCTTCCGCGATGGCAATTGCTCGCTGTTGCTCTCGGGTTAGCTCTGTCATTTAAGGCGATCCATCCTTCCTAAAAAGTTTTCTTTTTTCAGGGTCTGCCATTATTCTTGCCCACGCCGCATCCGATACTCTTTCAGGCCTAATATAATCGCCTTCTTGCACCGGAGAAAAATCAAATTCTTGCATTTCAATTAACGGGAAAAGCCTTTCCATGTCGTCAAGACCCGCCTCTGTAACTCTTCTGTTAAAAGACTCAATCCCTTTGGTGCTTCTTCCAAAAGCGTCTGTAAGAATGGCAGCGATCTCTTCCTTTGTACCTGTTCGTAGAGCGCCTGCAATTTTCTTAGCAAACTCTCTATCCGCGTCCGAGAGGCCGGTTCCGCTACCAAACAGCCTTATAATCTGACCAACCATTATGCCGGTGTTAGAGTCCATTCTTCCCGATGCTACCAATTTCCTTCTCGCCTCTAGAACGTCCGCGTCTGTTGAATCTTCGCTGGCAAAAACGTCTAGGAGTTTTGCCCCCAACTCCTGGAGCGGTTGGTCAGCCCCGGTGAAAGGCGCGTCTGGACTGTTAAGAATTTGCAATGCCGTACCAGCCGCTTGACGGGTTATCTGGTCACTTACAGCGGACTCTCTGGCTTCCTTATAGATTTTAAGTTGCTCATTGTTCAGACCCCATACGCTCGTAGGTGCTTGGTTTCCGCCTACATTCACAGTAGTTCCAGCACCACCTATTCTAGAAACCTCATTGGTTAATATGTTTCTTTTATAAGATGCGTTAGGATCTTCTTTGCCGAACTGTTCAGCTTCTTGTTCAGGGGTTAAAACCTCAAATTGTTCACTAGGTTTAGGTTGACTTTGCGCCATGTAATAATCGGTTTGCGCCCTCTTAAGGGCGTTATCAACCTCCCGCTGCGCCGCCGCCTGGACACCTGCAGAGAAGTTAGGGGCGATGGAGGAAAGACCGCCTTTGGCTGCGACCCCTTCAGCAACGTCCATAATGGTGCCTAGCGCATTAGTGGCAGGGCTAATAAAGTCCCTCACGGCACGACCTGGACCTCCAAAAGCTCCCAAAATCTTTTCTATCCCTCTTTCTCCGCGTGTATTTCTATCCGTTGTTGCAGATATTCGCCTGTCAGAGACGTTAGAAGTGACCGGATCACCACCGAAATTATTTTGCTTTGCAAGCGCGGCCATGTCCGACTCAGGAGCGCCAAGCCGCGTCTGTAGTGGATTCGGCATGGGAACCGGTCCAGGTTGACTTTCAAATGGCAGATTCGGCATAGGAACCGGTCCGGGCTGGCTTTTGAATGGCGGATTCGGCATGGGAACCGGTCCAGCCGACGGGTTGTTACCCGGCAAAGTTGTTAATGGATGTAACGCAGTAGGGTTGATACCCGGCGTGAACCCGTTCTGCCTGATAATCCGATCAAGCGGACTCTCAGCGCCGCCACCAAACAACACATCAAGAAGCTGGCTCATTATACGACCCCCGCTATCATTCGCCCTATATCCAGCGCACGGTCTAGCGGCGAAGCTTTTTTCTCTTTTTCTTCGCTATACAAGGTATGGCTGTCCCTGCCAGCCGCCGGAGCCAACAGGCCAATTCTTTCAATAAACTGGTTAAGAGGGTCAAATCGTGACGACATGGCAAGTGCGTTTTGCATCCTGTCCCTCTCTGCCTGGTAGCTCCCGCCAAAAATGTTGGACGCAAGATCCGACAGTTCCTGCCTTGCGGGTGCCGCGCTCGCACCTATGTTCCTGCCAGCACCGGCAAATTGCGTGTCCAACCGTTTCTGAACAGCATCAGCGCCCCTGTCAAAAGTCGCCTGCAGATAAGGGTTGGAGTCCGGCAGAAGAAAATCCCCGCGAAGGGTTTGACCGACAAGATCCCTGCCTTGTCTTTGCACAAAAGACTCCGGCGTATTCCCTCTAAATTGTGCGGTAGCGAACCTGCTTGCCTCTGCCAAAGGCTGCTCCATAAATCCCGGAGCCCTTACCTGTGAAGTAGAACTGCCACCTATTATATCTCTTGGCCCATTGCTCATAGTTTTTTTCTCATTATTAGGAGATTTAAGTCGTCTCTCCCCTCTATTTTAAATCCCAATTTTTTTGACCAGCCTTTTCTTCCATGTATCAGCATGGAGTCACACCCTACGGATTTGGCCCATCTTTCGATTAATGGCAAGTTCTTGATCCACCTGCTCATCATCTTTCCACTAAGCGCCAATAAGACGCATTGCTTCTCGTATATTTGCGTTACCAGAACAGACAAAATCTCTTTTTCTTGCCACACCCATAACTGAAAGTTGCACTTAAGCAACCCGTCATAGATATCTTCAAGTTCGTACCTGGAGCCCTGATCTAAGGCTCTTTGGATAAACGGGGCCACGGTGTTCCAGACATAAGGAACCTGGCTGTGGTTATAAGACCTTAAAATTACCCTAGCAACCCATTCAAGCCCGCCGGATTCCCCGGTATACGGAATCCGGGTGTTATGAATGGATCACCGATATTGGGAATCTGTCCGGGCGGGTTAGGTGCTGGCCCATAGCGCGGCCCAGAGAACGACTCTAAAGCCCTCGCGGTCTGCACCAACCCCGTTGGCCCTTCCAATACCTGCCATTGATTATCGTCACCTAAAGAGGGCTTAATTCCGGGGTGCGAAAGCGGTGGGGCTGACCCCGTTCCTACTGCCGAGCCGCCAGCGAATGGGTCATTGCCCATGTGGTCAAAGGGCTGCAACGACTCAGGTAACCTGGGGTCAAAGGGCGTATACAAACGCCTTCGCGGATCAGGCCGACGCTGTGGGCCAATAGCCCCTGACAGCTCCTGCCTCATCTCATCAGTTAATGGTCCGTTACTCATAATTTCCCCGCCGGGAAGAACTCAAAGTCCGCCCCGGTAATTGTTGTGAATCCGCCTGTAAAAACAAACTCTGCACGGTGATACCTGCCCTCGGGCTTGTTCGCACCGCCCCTGAAGTTCGACATCCCCGTCCTGCTGTTCAGCGCGGTCCCGGTAGCCCAGGTAACTGAACTTGATGGCAGGTCTTTCACGCCTATCTTCACCGATGACACGCTCGCCCCGTCTGTGATGGGTCGTGCCGCGTCTACAATGGCTCGCCCGCCAGGGTTAAGCTCAAAGTCGCCCGTTACCACCGTGGCCGTTGCCGGTGCCGCGCCAGAGGAGTCTGAGTCCTGCACCATCAGGGCAAAACTTGAGTCCTGTATGGTTCCCAGCACCTTGTCGCTTTCAAAAACCTGAAAGAACCGTTTGCCTTCAGCACTAGGCAGTCGGGACCACTGATTTGTCTTGTAGTTGTACGCCAGTGACTTGGACTGAAAGAACACCGTGTCAATAGCCGGGTTGACCACTACATTCTTTTGCTCTGGTTGTCTGCTGGGGTCTGCTGCCATTGGTCTACCTTAGAAACGGTGTTCAGAGGCGGGGGTGTAGCTGTAGCGGCAGATCGTGACTGGGAAAC